TACTTAGCGATTGGACCATCAGATATACATGGAGCAGGGATCCTAGCAAAAGAAGATATTCCGGGAGAGGTTGTTATAGGTATTACACATATTTACGATCCAAATTTTCAACACAATTATATTAGGACACCATTAGGTGGATTTATTAATCATAATGATAATGCTAATTGTGAATTATTAGAAAAAGATGAAGATTATCATTATAAAGTCATAAAAACTTTACGTAAAGTAGAAGCAGGAGAAGAGCTAACTTTAAAATATAGTTTATATGATATATGTAATTACTTGTAGTGGTATATTTATAATACTACTCTGGTAATTAATATTGCAGTAAAAATAAGAGGTAAAAATGATTAAATTTGTAAATTATGGGATACGATAAAATACCGAGGCAAAAGCTTTCGATTACTAAAAAAAATAAAAAGTGGGGAGAAGAATGTGTAGAAGCATTTATAGATCTTTCTAGTTCTGGATCTAGTCACTCTAAGCAAAAAGACGATTTAAAAATATTATATGATTACTATAACGGTGTAATTGACGAGGCTGATTATAATTACGTACTAAAACCTTACGGAAAATCTCGTAAGAACTTCCCTTCTGAAATGCGTAATTACCCCATTATCAAACCCATAATTGATCTTCTTCTAGGGGAAAAATCTAAAAGACCTCTCAATTATACTGTTACAGTTCAAAACTCAGATGCTATTTCTATGAAAGAGCAAGAAAAGTCTGAGGCAATAGCTCAAAATTTAAGACAAAAGTTTTTACAAGAAATACAAGCACAAGGAGTTGAAGCAGGTGCAAACATGGATGAGATACCAACACCTAAGCATATAGCTGATATGTTTGAAATGAATTATATTGATAATAGAGCTGTTTTAGGACAACAAGCTATGAATTATATATTTCAAGAACAAGAAGTGTATGATAAAGTACAAAAAGCTTGGTTTCATTATTTAGTTACTGGAGAAGCATACACACATAGAGGTGTAAGAAACAGTGAGCCTTTTTATGAAATATTAAATCCTTTAGATGTAGATTATGATCTTGATCCAGATTTAGAATTTGTAGAAGATGGAGATTGGGCACTAGTTAGAAAATATGTACATGCATCTACAGTTATTGATGCTTATTATGATAGTTTAACAGAACAACAAATTTTAGAATTAGAAGAACCAAGACATTCTGAAAGTGACATTTCTTTTTTGTATGCTAACTCAGCAAATAAAGATACAAATGCATTTAGAAATAGATTAGTAGAAGTTGTAAATGTATATTGGAAATCTAGAAAGAAAATAGGATTTTTAAGTTATATAGACCCAGAAACAGGTGAACCTGAAGAAGTAGAAGTTCAAGATGGGTTTAAAATGCCCCCAGAAATAAAAGAAATAGGAGGTAATCTAGAATTTAAATGGGTTAATGAAGTATGGGAAGGTACAAGAATAGATGGTAGATTTTATGTAAATATAAATCCAATTCTTAATCAAAGAATGTCTTTAGAAAATCCTTCTAAATGTAAACTACCCATTAATGGTAGAAGATACTCAGATACAAATTCTAAAAATATATCTTTAGTTAAGCTTGGTATACCTTACCAATTAAATTATAATATATACAAATATAGATTAGAACTTGCAATAGCAAGAAGTAAAGATATAATTGCACAATTTGATATTAATATGATCCCTAAAAAATGGGATATGGATAAATTTATGTACTATGTAGAAGGTACAGGTATTGCTTGGGTAGATTATAACAAAGAAGGTATACAATTAAATCCACAACATCAATCTGTTATGGATATGTCTATAAAAACTATAAGTCAGTACATTACTTTACTAGATTCTATTTTAGTAGAATGGGAAAAAATATCTGGAGTAAGTAGACAAAGACAAGGTGAGATTGGAGCATATGAAGGTAAAGCATCTTCACAACAAGCTATATTACAATCTTCACATATTACAGAAGATCTATTTAGAAAGTTTGAAAGAATGGAACAAAGAGATTTTCAAGCATTACTAGATTATTCTAAAGAAGCATGGATAACAGGCAAGCGAGGAATGTTTGTGTTACCTGACGGAACAACTGACTTCTTAGATATAAATAGTTTACAGCATATGGAATCTAATTACGGTATATTTGTTTCTGATGCTGGTAAAGATCAAGAAAAATTACAAAACATTAAAGGATTAACACAAGCTATGATGCAAAATGGTGCTAAGCCAGGAGATATAGCTGAGATGTTAGATTCTGATAGCTTTACACAAATTAAAAAGAATCTTAAAATTGCAGACAAGACTAACGCTGAATTAGAACAAGCTCAACAAGAAGCACAGCAACAAATGCAACAACAACAGTTAGAAGCTCAACAAATGCAATTAGAATCTGAAAATCTTGAAAGAGAAAAAGACAGACAAAAAGATATTGAGATAGCTTTAATAGGTGCAGAGTCTAAAGATCAAACAGCTTCTAATTCTCTTAATTTAGAAAAAATGATACAAGAGTTTGAAATTAAAAAACAAGAATTAGCTTTAAAAGAACAAGAATTACAATTTAAAATGCAAGGAGATATGGATTCTAATGCAGTTAAAAGAGAAGACATAAAAAGTAAAAAAGAAATAGCAAACCAGAATGCTAACAAACCAAGATAGAAGAGCTATACTAGAACAAGTAAAAACTTCTGACTCTGGAGATATAATTGCAGCACTTAGAGGTCAGGTTTCTACTGAACCTATGCAAAATCCTGCACCTACGCAGGAACCTATTAATATTCCACAATCACCTCAACCTGTAGATGTAGACTTAGAAACTACACCAGCTTTACCATCTAATTTAGTAGATAGCACTGCAGCTTTACCTACTCAACTAGCTAAAACAGGAGGAGTAAAATCTAGAGATGGTAGTACTTATGTAGTAAATAAGAAAGCAGTCATTACTGATCCTGTTAGAAATACTGAATACTTTTCAAAAACTCCAATGTATGAAGGACAACCGCATTCAACTCATTTAATGTCCGATGATAATAATTTAACTGCTTGGCCAAGTATATTTCAAGATGAAGAAGGTAACTGGTTTAAAGGTAACGCTAAAGAAGCAAAAAAGAGAGGTGAACTATATAAGTTTGATGATAAAGAAGAAATGATTGATTTTGCTAGGGAAGGAAATTGGAAAACTAAATCAAATACAAAAAAATCTCATGGAGGAGTACATGAAGAAGAGGAGTCTTTTGAAGATTCTAAATTAGGGAAGTTTTTAAATATAAAAGGTTTAAAAAGAGATGGTGAGTATATAATGAATACTGTAGGAGCCCATTTTGGATATGAAAATACTGTTGAAGATGCAAGAAAAATGCTTTTTGATGGTGCTGCTTCAATTAATCCTATACCAGATTTTATTAATGCTGCTGATCATGCTCAGCAAGGAAAATATACTGATGCAGCATTATATGCAGGATTTGCAGGACTTCCTTTTGCTGCTGGACCATTAGTAAGTGGAGCTAAACAAGTATTACCAAGGTTACCTATAGTAAGAGGAGCTAGACAATTAATGCAAAAAGCAAAAGGTAAACTTGTAAATACTGTTAAGAATAAACTTTTAAAAACAAGAACACCTATTGGTAATACTGATATGGTACTAGAAACAGATTCAAAGTTTGCTAAATTTTTTGAAAGTCCTTTAAAAGCAGGAGAATCAAAATTAGTAGCTCAAGTAAAAAACAAATATGGTCCTGCATCTAAAGGTGGGACAAACGAGTTTATTAATTTATCTTATAACAAATCAAAGACTCCTAACGGTCCTGATTTTTATTCTTTTGATGAAATGTTTTTTGATAAGATGCGTACTGCTGGACAAAGTGTTAAAGCAACAGAAAAAATTATTCCAAAGTATAGTTTTATAGGAAATAAACCAGGAGCTTCATCACTTAGTACTAATTCTTTAGATTTAACACTAAACAGATTAAAAAATAAAAGTAAATATGTAGATGCAACAAATTACTCAGGAGATTATATACAATTAAATAAATATGCAAAAGGTAAAATAAATACAGGTAAGCCTACAAATTTAGCATTAAATAAATTTAATGTTTTTACAGACGACGAGTTTAATGCATTACAAAAAACTTATTTTGGTAAATTTGGAAAACTTAACAGTAAAAATTTATTAAATACAAGGGGTGCAGATCAATATAGGGGGTTTTCTAAATCAAACAAGTTAACTATAAAAGGTTTAAACGAAGATACTTATTATTTAGGTCTACCTAATATGATGATACAAAAAGTACATAAAAAAGGAGGGTTTTTAAATGCAATTACTAATCCTATTAGAAAAAATATAGCAGAAAATTTAGAGCCTTACGGTTATGATAATCCTGTAAAAAGAGTATTTAATGCAGCAATAGGAAAAAAAGATTCTGATAGACTAGATTCTGAAAATGATGGAATGTGGTGGGCAGATACTCCTAAACTAGAAGCTGAGACCGAAAGAATGGATCTTTTAAATATGACAATGGGTCAACCTCAAAAATATAATAGTATTGAAAAGGCTATATATAAACCAACTAAATCAAAAGATCCAGATGCAGAATATTATAGATCAGTTGTAACAGAAAATACTATTAAAAAATTAATAAAAGACAAAAAATTAGACCTGAACAAACAAAAAGACGGGTATACATACGCAGGGAGAGTATTAGGAAAATACAAAATACATAAAGGTGAAGATGAAAAAGGTAAATATTATTCTTATTATGATAAATGGGATTTAAATCCTCTTGATCATAAATATGAAAATAAAAAAATTAATAAACTAGTAGATAACCTAACTAAAGCAGCAGGAGTAACACCTCCAGAAATTTATGGGAGAATATATTTAAATGATTTAGAACCTGAACAAACTATTGGAGCAAAAATAAATGAAGAAAAAATAAAAGAGTATAGAAAAGATATAAAAAAACAACAACAACAATTTTTAGAGGAGTATGGGTATGAAGCTCCTAAAGGTTTTTTTTCTACAAATACAAACTGGGATGAAAAAAAACATGGGGGATTTAAAAAAAAGAAAAAGATAGGAGGACTTAAAGAAAGCAAAGAAAAGACTATAAATTATAGACAACATATGATGAACTATTTACATACTAGCGGTAGAGATACTAATATGGTAAATACTGTAATGAATGCTATTGCACAGCATGAATCTTTAAATGTAGCTGATCAAAAGCAAATTTCACAAAGAGATGATGGAACTTTTTATGATGGTCCTGGTAGAGGTGCTTATCAATTTGAAATGTCTGATAAAGGTGCTGCTAGTACAGCTTTAAATAGAAATTATCGTTTTAATTTATTTAATACAGATAAAGAATTAAAAGATTTTCCAAAAATTAATGAATTTGCAAAAGAAAAAAATCCTGATTTTTCAACAATAAGTAGAGCAGATCAAGATGGATTATTTATAGGAGATAAGATATTTGGAGGACCTCCAAGAAGAAATATGTTTGACTTAGTAACTAGAAACAGAACTACTCCACCAAATCAAGAAGAAGTGTTTCAGTACTGGTTAAAAAATCATAAAGGTAAAATTAGTGTAGTAAGAGATGGTAAAAATACAACTGTAGATATAAACAAAGCAACTAAAAAAGAAATAGCTGGTGAAAGAAAAAAATGGAATAGAACTACTAAAAAACTTTTTAAAACAGGAGGTTATAAAAGTAGATATGTATAGCAAGTGTTATACAATAAAGACAAAAGTAAAAATATAGAAAACTAAAAACCAATTAAATTAAATACTAAATTTGTAAATTAAAACAATATATATATGGACCCAAATGAAAAAATACAACTAGACGATATTACCTTTGATGATGTTATTGGAGGTGATGGAGTTGACACAGTTGCCGAGATAGAACCAATCGAAGGCGTAACTGAAAAAGAAGAAGTAAAAGAAGAAACACCTGAATCTGAACTTGAAGAAATAGAAGATCAAGAAGAAGAGGAGGAAGTAGAAGAAGAAGAAGAAGAAGTAGAATCTAAAGAAGAAGATGAAGAACAATCTAATCCTGTTGACAATACAGTTGTTAAAGAAATTTTAGACAGCTTAGGTTATGAAGGAGATTATGCAGATACAGCAGAAGGTTTGACAGAAATGACTAAAGATGTAGCTTCTCAAATGGCAGATGATAGAATCGAAGAAGTGCTTGAGAAATTTCCATTAGTTAAAAAACATTTAGATTATGTTTTAGCTGGAGGAGAATCTCAAAAATTTATGACAGCTTATGATCCTAATTTGGATTATACTACTATGGAAATTGCAGAAGACGATTCAAGAAGTCAAAAAGCAATTCTTTCAGATTATTTCCAACAAAAAGGTCATGATACAGATTTTATTAAAGAAATGCTTGAAGATTATGAAGACTCTGGTAAATTAGCTACTAAAGCTAATGCAGCTAAAGATGCTTTAGGTAAAGTACAGTCACAACAAAAAGAAAAGTTAGTAGAACAACAAAGAGAAGAACTTCAAAAGCAACAAGAAAAGCAAATGGAGTTTTGGAATGGAGTTCAAGAGACAATTAAAGAATCAAAAGAGTTTGCAGGATTGCAAGTTCCAGAGAGAGAAAAAACAAAATTCTTTAATTATCTTTCGAAGCCGGTAACTAAAGAAGGTTACACACAGCGTGATGTAGATCACTCTGAAGCTGAAATGGAAAAAAAATTAGCTATAGATTATTTAATGTACAAGGGATTTAATCTAGAAGATATTATAAACAAAAAAGCAAAAACAACGGCTACGAAAACATTAAGACAAAAAATATCTAAAAACGAAGAGACTGTAAAAAGTGCTCGTAAGCAAACAAGAAAAAGAAAAAGCTTTGATTTAGATAATTTAGATCTTAATATTTAAAAAATACCTAAACAGGGAAATAGGTACCCTATAATAAATTTTATAAAATGGCAGTAAATGGAACAAATATAAGCGTCCAAAAAACGTTTTACAATGATTCGCAAATGACTGATATGAACAGTCTTGCTAATGCATTGTTATCTAAACCTACTGAACTGTCTCCAATTATTACTCATTTAGCAGGTAAAGATGACAAAAGATTTCCACTATCTTTCTTAACAGAAGGTGTTGGAAACACAAAGTCTATTGATCGCTTGGAGTATGAATATCGTGTGGCAACACATAGATTGAGAACGAGACCAGTAGCAGCAACAATGACTAGCACATCAAATGTTGGTTTAGGAGGAGCAAGCTTCGAGCTTACTTTCCCAGACAAACACTTTGTATTCCCATACGTATTAGTATCTCAAGCAGGTACTCAAGCACGTATTATGAAAGAGCCACAGCAAGTAGCTGGAGGATCTCAATGGAAATACACTTTACAATTAGTAAACCCAGCACCATCAGCAACAGTTGCAGCAGCAGATGTTACTGCAGGAGCACTTTGGGCTCAAATGTATGCACCTGTAGGAGTTGATTTCTCTAGAGGTAATGCATCTAATTGGGAAACTCCAGGACTAGTAAGAAACAAACTAACTACAGTTAGAAAATCTTACCACATGTCTGGAAACGCTAAAGATTTTGTAGCAGAATTTGCTCTACCAACTAAAGGTGGATCTACTACTAAACTTTGGATGGATTACGAGGAGTACTTACACATGTTAGACTTTAAAGAAGAATGTGAAATGTACTACTGGTACGGACAAAAAACTTACGATTCAAACGGACATACTCACATGAAAGATGAGAATGGACAACCTGTAATCGTTGGACCTGGTCTTTTAGAGCAAATTGTCAATACTGACACTTACTCTGTAATGACTGAAGCTAAACTTAAGAACATCATTGGAGACTTATTCTACGGAATGACTGATGCAGCAACTAAACAAGTAACTTTATATACTGGTACTGGTGGTGCAAGAGAATTTGATGAAGCTCTTAAAAATCATTTTTCAGGATCTTCTGGATCTTGGAAAGTAGGTGGAGAAAACAGATTTATCACAGGTTCAGGACGTAACCTAGGATTAACTGGATACTTCACATCCTATGAGCATGTAGATGGGCACACAATCAACGTGGTAAAATTACCATTATTTGATCATGGTGCCGTAGCGCAAGCTCGTGCAAAACACCCTATTACAGGATACTCTCTAGAATCTTACAGAATGGTATTTGTTGATCAATCAAATTATGATGGTCAAAATAACCTTCAGATGATTTCTAAGAAAGGTCGTGAAGCAATGAGATGGTGTGTAGCTGGATCTGTAGTCCCTAGAGGATTTGATTCAACTTCCGCTAGAGCTTCTGATGTAGATGGTGCTTCGGTACATATGTTAAAAACAGCTGGTATTGCTCTTAAGAGATTTGATACTTCGCTTGATATTACGTGTGTAGCGTCATAATTTTATAGGCATTAATTTGCGTCTATATATTGGTTTTTGATTAAGGTTGTGGGGGAGCAATCCCCCATAGCTTTAATTTTAAAATCTAACTCAGTTAGGAGAGTTATTCTTTTATTCCTAACAAACTTAACCCTTAAAAAAGAACTGAAATGAGCAAAAAAGTAACAATTAGACAAAAGGAATTATTAAACCATTTGCCTAAAGCAGTAAGAGCTGAGGCTATATATAAACTCAGTAGTGTTTATGTAAATAGACAACCCTTAAAAGGATTTACTCCCGAAGAAGAAAAAAAATATATGTTAGGAATATTAGATGTTAATCCAGAGCACAATGATTGGCCAAAACATTCTAAACAATATTGGGCAGAAATGACAATACCTGTAGGATTTACAGGAGTAGAACTAGAAATAGGTATGGATGAAAATGACTTTCCTCTTAGTATAATGGATTATATTAAATATAGGTTTGCATTAAAACATCCGCATGTAGGAATGACTAAAGAAGAAATGGATTCTGATTTTCAAAAAAGATTTTATATTCAAGACCTTACACGAGATGATAAAGTTAAGAATAATGAAATTCAACTTAAGAAAGATGCAGACAAAGAATTTATTAAAGTTTCATCTAATGAAAAATCTATGAAGAGAGTATTAAGATTAATGTCTAATACTAATCCTGATAGAATGACATTAGAACAAATTGAAAATTCTTTATATGAATTTAAAAATTCTAACCCAAAGAAATTTGTTAGAATAGTTACAGATAAACATTTAGAACTAAAATCTGAAATCGAAGAAATGGTATCAGCAGGAGTTTTAAGAAAAATAGGAAATCAGATTATTTTTATTGATGAAGTACTTGGAGACACAACAGATGATACTGTTATTTATCTAAAAGATAAAAAGAATTCTGGTAAATTAACATTATTAAGAGCTAAACTAAAAGAACTAGCATTAGTATAATATGAATGTAAACGAAATGCATTTGGCAATACAGCAAGGAGTGGATAAAATAAATTCACTCCAAGCTGATATGCTTTTACCGCAAGAAATAGATATTGAATTAAATAAGTCTCAAATGAGATTTATTAATACTAAGTATGGTAAAAACAATAAGTATAGAAAAGGATTTGAAGAAAGTCAAAAAAGAATTGATGATTTAAGATCTTTAGTTAGAGAATATGAAGCCCCGGTAAATTACAAAGAAGAACTAGGGAATAGATTTAATGTAGATACTTTTACTTTGCCTTATGATTATTTATATTTAGTAAGCACATTGTCAAGAGCACATATTAATGATAATTGTACTCCTATATCATTTGATTTAGAAGAAGCAGAACCAATACAATTTTTTGTTCTACCTTTTTCTGTTGTTGTACTTAATAACGTAATAGCACCTTCACTTGTAATGCTTGAAGATCCTGCTAATCTTGCTTTAGGTCAAGCTGTATTATGGCAAAATGATAATGGATATACTTATCCTCAAGATATAAATGCAGTTAGAGAAGATATTATACAATACCCAGGAATAGGTTTTCAAATATATTGGGAACAATATGGAGATTTAAATTACCCAGGAAATTTTATTGTAATTCCAAATCCAGATGTACACCCTTGGTTAAATTGGGACTTTTCATTAGGAGCAGTATCAGTATTAGCTAACATGAATTCAGGAACAATAGCAGGAAGTGCAAGTTTACAATATTCTCAAGCATTTCTTGGAGCTAAAAGAACTTTACAAGATCCAACAGAAGTTTCATCAAGCAGTAAATTTATTCAGCATGATGATATATTTACTTTATTGTTAGATCCTTTTAATACAACAAAATATACAGACCCTTTATATACCATACGTGGAAATGCAATAGACTTTTATACGAATGATATATTTATAATAGACGCAGTGAAAATAACATATATAAGAAAACCCTCTAAGATTTCATTATCTTTGGGGATTAGTTGTGAATTACCCGAACATTGTCATCAAGAGATAGTGGACATGACTGTGAGCAGTATACTTGAAGGGATCTCAGATCCAAGGTATCAGAATCATCAAATAGAGGTTAACAAAAATGAATAAATAATTTAAAAAATTAAAAAAATGGCAAGACATTTATACATTGGAAACAACGTTGCAAATGCATACACAGCAGGCGTATTAGCAGATAAAGCAATTGATGTCCAAAAATTAAGTGCAACAGGACCAACAAGTATGGTTCCTGGAGACACAATAGCGAGTTCAACACAATTTAGAATTGTGCAGGGAACTGCTACAAAGAATATCGTAAGTCCTTGGATCTATGGTAAAGACGTAATTAACTGGAGTGGTAGAAGTGCAGCAGCTCAAACAGCACAAGTTTTTAATATAGATTTTGGAACTGTTAATGCAACAGCAGTATCTACTCACGAGTTAAAATTAATTAACATGACTAATGGTGCTGAGCCATTTGAAATGAAATCATATGAAATTTCAGTTGCGGCTGGAGCTACACCTACAGTTCAATCTGCTGCTTTCAAAGTAGCTATTGATGCAAATTTACCTCACTGGGTAAATGGAGCTGTTACAGATAATGGTGGTGATATTGATGTTACTGGATTTACTAAAGGTGCAGCAAAAGCAGACGGATCATTTCAAGACGAGTTAGCTGAAATGAGAGGAGCAGATAATATGGATGGTTCTAATGGAACAATTGTAGTATTTGCTAATACTACAGCTGGATCTCAAGGAACTGGTGACGGTTTTTATGTAAGAGAAATGGAAAAAAATCAAAAAGGTAATCAGTTCGGATTCTACATGAGAGGACATTTACCAAATACTCCTGCAGATGCTTCTGTAACAGCAACAGCATACGACATGTATACTATTGCAGCTACTAAAGATGGTTCTTCAGCTTCACAGATTCACGGAGTTGATAACTTAATTGAAGTAAACATTGCAGTGGATCCAGCTACAGCAGCTATTACAAATTTATTTGAATCTCAAATAAACGGGTATTTATCTTCAGCTAACTTTGGATCAGTTAACCTATAATATTAATATAAAAAATAAAAAAAAATGGCATATCCAAAATTAGTAACAGCAAAAGCAATATATGATTTTGCAGTAGACGGAGGAGCAGCATCAACAATTACTCCGGCAAGCAGCGAAGTTATTCCTGCAAACGCAATTATTGTTGAAATCATGAGTGTTTGTACAACAGCTTGTACAAGTAGTGGTTCAGCAACAGTAAGATTAAAAGCAGGTGGACTTTTTGCTTCAGCAGCAGTAGCTTTCAATCACGCAACATTAGCAGATGAAAAAGTTACAGTTAACGCTGTAGCAGATAAAACAACTGCTAACGGAGCAATCCAAGTTGTAGTTGGAGCAGCAGCTTTAACGGCAGGTGTTATAGAAATCTACACAACATATTACCAATCTGATATTTCAGCTTAGTAATCAATCTTAATTAAGACTACCAGGGGGAATTGTCCCCCTGCTGGTCTTTTTTTTCATATTTAAATAAAATAAACTATGGGCTTACAAATATCCGCAGATAATTCTTGCAATCAAATAAATGTTATTGCAGATTATTATAGTGCTAGTACTACTACAGCTTTAACATTTGCTGTTCTAGATGCACAAGGAAATAATATATTAAATATAACATCTCCTTCTTTTAACGTTACTGCTACAAGTGGTGTTCTTAGTATACCTATATTTGTAACAGCTTTAACACAAACTAGAGGTGTTATGACCGTAGTCTCCTACATTAATGGAGCAGAGAAAGACAGACAAACTACAATACTAAATTGTGATATTGATTGCTGTCTAGCTAAATTAACAAATGAATTAATTGATTGTGCTTGTGATTGTGCAAGATGTTCTAAAACATTAGCAAAAGCTCAAAAAGTTATGCTGTTATTAAAAGCAGCTGAGTATGCAGTTAATGAAGCAAACAATTATCTTAACCTAACTTTAATGACAGGTTATATAACAGATGCACATAATAAATATACTAAAGCAAGAGAAGTATGCGATAATAGTTGCGGGTGTGACTGCTAAAAAATAAAACATGTATAGATTACTTTTAAAACTTTATGACAAAGCAGCAGGAGAAGAGTCAGGTGGTGGTGAAGGAGCTGGAGAGGCAGTAGGAAGTAGTGAAGGTGGAGAAAATAGAGAATCATCTTCTTCGTCACAAGACACAAACACAAATACTGGGTCAGAAAGAACAGCAGTAAGGGGTACTGGAGAAAAATACTTACGAGTACAACCCTATGTAGGTAATCCTAATCAAACTACTTTAGGGAGATTTAGCCAAACATTTGGTTCACCTCCTCCTTTAAATTCATCTAAGCATATACATCTTCATGCAGGTCCACACATGTCAAGTGGAGCTCAAGCATTTATAAGAATTTACGTTAATGAGTATGTGCTTGACGAAGATTTTAATACAGGATCTCTTGTAATTAATCAATTTTTTGATCAAGTAGTAGCTTTAGAAGATGTAACAGCTCCAGGACAAGGAGCTCCATATTTTACAGACAATCAAGGAACAATACTTCCTGGTAATACTCTTTATAATTTACCAGTTGGATTAAACTATGATGATGGAGTTCAAAATAAAACTTTAGCACTTGCTTTTGGACAAAGTTTATCAATTAGTAGTAATGTAGGTACTAATAGATATTATATTGAGTATGAAAATAATTCTTCAGCTTTACCAGAGTTTGCATTTTATCGTAGAATAAGAGTTACTTGGTCTAGTGGAGACGAAAAAGAATTTGATGTACTTCTTCCAGGTGCTGCATATTTAGATATGGGGTATTCAAATCATCAAACTTATGTAGATAATACTAGAGTTGATGCATGTGAAGGAGATAGTGCTGTAATTGGTGGCCCTACTTTAACTTCTCAATCTTTAAACTACGTAACATACGCAGGTAACAGTCATAATGCTTATGCATTTACAGGATTTTTTAAAGAAGTAATTCCTAACGGTGTAAATGATATGCCTGGGCATGCAAGTATTCAACCATCTAATGCTGAAGGATATGTATTTAATGATGTTTGGAATAATTATAGATATTATGATTTTAGTTATGATACAAATGATAATCCATTTTCATTTGGAGTTGTAGGATCACCTGCAGAAAATGTAACAGGAGAACAACACTATAAAGGAATTATAGGTAATCTTCATAATGGACAAACAATTGGGCCAGTTGCTCCAGTTGATTGGTTAAATTTAAATATAACAGGTAACTCTTATGACTATGTAGCAAATAGTATTTCAGTATTACCATTTCAAAATATTACTCAAGTTCTTAATCCTTACCAAGGAGGAGGTAATATGTTTAGATTTGGTTCAGTACATATTTATGCAGAAAATACACCTAATTGTGCTTCAGCACCTCCACCTCCTGTAGCATTTGATGCTTGTTTAGATCCAGCATCATCTGATTATTATGGATATACATATGTAGATTGTATAAGTACAAATTTAACAAATGTTAATGGAGTTAATTATATTACTAATCCTCAATTAGCTAATTGGAATAATGGAGCTTGTTGTACAGATTGTAATAATTTAACTTTAAGTTTAGATTTTGTTAATCACGCAAGTACTTTAGGAGGAAGTGATGGAGCAATACAAGTTACTATATTTGATAGTCTTGGAAATCTTACAGGAAATGCAAATTACACATATGCTATTCAAGCTTTAAATGGTCAAACTATTGGAGGTTTAGGATCAGGAACTGTAATTTGCGGAGCAAGTGGTCTTCCAGGAGGAAGTAATACTGGAGCAGGAGGAGGAACTTTTACATATGGGTTTGGAATTGATTTAGCTCAAGACAATGTAACAACTCCTCAAAGTTCAGCATTTGCTGGTAATAATGCTTTAAGTGTAACAGTTGGAGGTAATACAAATATTTTAGTTCCTGCAAGTACACATAACGGAACGTTTAGTACTGGATTAGTAGCAGGATGTTATAGAGTATATGTATATGATTCAAGTGTAAATGCATCAGGAACAACAAAACCTTGTTTTGATTCAATAGATATTTGTGTTCAAGATGGAGTAGGAGCTATAGGATGTACAGATAATGCTGCAAATACAAATGGTGGAGTAGCTTTAAATTATAATGCAAATGCAGTTATAGATGATGGTTCATGTGAATATTGTCATGCATCTAATGGAACTTTAATTGATTCTAGTGGTAATGTTATTCCTACTGCTGGAGATATAGCAGTAGCTGGAGTAAATTCATTTGCTGCAACACCTACACAAAGAACAAATTCTAATGATGGATCTGTACTAGTACAAAATGTATCCCCAACTTTAAATTTTCAAAATTATGTAAATGATATTGTTAATGCTAGTGGAGTTGTTAATGTAGACTTTACTTTAAGACTTTTTGAAGCAAATAGTATGATTGATTGGGATAATGCTCAAACTAGTATTGCTCCAAATGATTTAACTAATTTTACAGCACATGCTGCAACTCTTAATAATAATAATTTAGGATGGACAACTACATTTAATACAACTACTACTGGAGCAAATTTAAACTATGGATATTTTGCTGTACAAGTTGCAGTTAGTGATCCAGATGCTGCAGTAGAAGTAGAAGACTGTTTCCAAGTATTTTATTTTATAATACCAATTGAAGTATGTGTAGATCAAAGTGGTAATTTTGCAACAGCTATTACAGATACAAATACTCCTCCTGGTACATTAGTTATTACAGATCCTAGATTATGGCATCCAAATCCATCTCTTTGTGCAGTAATAAATAATTTTTGTTGTGATCCCCCTGTTTTAACAAATCCAAATGCAGGAGGATGTAATATTAATTCAATAGTAACAGATATTAACTGTAGTCCACAACCTGCTTTTATAAGATGGGATTTAGAATATTTTGATGGTACTAATTGGATATTAATAAACTCAAATACTTTAAATCCAACATCAACAACTCATACGCATACTTACACACAATCTTCTTTTATTAATGGAACTAGTTTTATTGATGATGGAAACTATAGAGTAACATTAACATCAGATTATATTGGGTCAAGTTCTTGCATAGTAACTAGTGCTATTATTACTATTACTAGTGCAATTTATGGTTGTACAGACTCTGCAGCTTTAAACTATAATCCTGCTGCAAATTGTGATGACGGTTCTTGTATTTATTGTGTTTATGGTTGTATGGATTCAACAGCTACTAACTACAACCCATTAGCAACATGTGATGATGGATCTTGTACTTCTCCAATTTATGGATGTACTGACCCAACTGCTTCAAATTATAATCCAGCAGCTACTATAGATGATGGCTCATGTATATATGGAGTTTTAGGTTGTACTGATCCTACTGCACATAACTACAATAGAAATTGTGCAAATCAAATAGTAGTAGCAACAATAGATGATGGATGTTGTTTTTATCCATGTAGTCAACAAAATCAAGGAACTCCAAGTACTTTTGTAACTACAGATGCTACAGGTAGTTGTGGAGGATCAAATCCTGACGGAAGTATAACAGTTACTACATTTTTCCAACAAGGATTAATGGCAGGTCAAAGTAAAACTATTTCATATTACACTAATGCAGGAGTATTAATATATGCAGATCCAACAGTACATAGTAATGCTACTTCTCCTAATCATTTTAACACATATACATACGCATTGTTTTTACCAGGAGTTTATTACTTTACAATTACAGATAACTACGGGTGTGAAGAAACAGTAAGTTTTTCAATAGGAAGTAATGCTGTAAATTGTGGCTGTACCGATCCTAATGCTTCTAACTTTGATCCAACTGCAATATTAGATGATGGGTCTTGTTTATATCCAGGTTGTACAGATCCAAACGCATTAAATTTTAATCCAAATGCATCTACAGATGATGGATCATGTGTATACCCAGTTATAGCAAATCCTTGTATTCCTGCTAACACAAATGATTTAATAGACTTATTACAAGCTTGTGTAGCTAAAAATGGATTTAGATATTACAATAAACTAGTTACAGGTCAAGCAGATGATTGTTCTGTATTAAATTCTTGGAAAGTATTATTAATAGAATATCTTGTAAGTAAAAGAGGAAGTAGTTGTATTTACAATTGTGCTGATAGTGGAACAAATTCAACAGCAGGTAATCTTCCTACTTGTAGTACTAACTGGATAACAGGAGGGCCTGCAACAGGATTAAACGATCAAGCTGCTCCAGGATCTAGTATAACAGCAGGTCAAGGAACTACAATAACAAATCCAACTTTATTTTTTGTGCCTTCAGTAACATTATTTTCAGGAGATGTAATTAAAATGCCAAGTGGATTAATTTATGAAGTAACATCAGCTCCTGTTTCTTGTACAAACGGATGTTACAGCCCAGAAACATCACAAGGACAACATTCTGGACATTGGCAACAGTGTGTACCAAACGCTCAAATAACTTCGTTTCACAATAATATCAATTACTTAGATAAATTTAATACATTTGTAACTAGCTTTTGTGTGGATTGTAATATTGTAAGTGACGATGTAATTCAAACTTCTAGGGCTGTTAATCAAAATAAAACTAAAAGAGGAGGATTACCAATAGATGGAATTAACGGATTAGAAATATAAAATAAAAAAAATATAATATGGCAAAGGTAACAGACTTATCAACTTTAGCAAAAACTAGTGCAGCAAGTACAGATTTTTTACTTGTTACAAACAGTGCTTCAGGTCAGTCAAAAAAATTAACAGTAGAAAGTATGTTCCCAGCGGTAGCAACTGCAGGAACTGGTAGTGAAACATTATACAATAGTGCAACGCTTACAAATAAAAATCAAATAGTTTTTAAAGGAATAAAAAGTGGAGATACAGGTTTATTAACAGTAGCTACTACTTCTAGTAATCTTGTATTAACAGTTTTAGAAGCAGGTATAGATCTTAGTTTATGTAATAACGCTACATCTGGATTTATAAGTGGTATAGATTTTACAGGTACAGTTACAGGAGCAAATGCTGTAACAAATGGAGGAACTGGATTATCTACAATTGCTAAAGGAGCAATGTTATACGCTAGTGCAACAGATTCAATTGCTGCTACAGCGGCTATGTCTACAAACGGACAATTATTAATAGGTAATGCAACTAATGGATACCCATCAGTAGCAACACTAACTGCAGGAGCAGGTATAACAATAACTAATACTGCAGGAGCAATTGCAATAGCAGCATCAATAAATAATGCAGAAGCAAATATAGATATGCGTAATGCAGCTGATAATGCTGTTTATAACATAGACTTAGTTGGAGGAACAGCATTTGTTTCTGGAGATGGGTCAGCAGAAGGATTAACAGTAGATAATGCTGGTAAAGTATTTATAGGACAAAGTACTCCTACTGCAGCTTTTGATGATACATTAAATATTAAAGGAGGTATTAGATTTACTAATACAGATGCACCTACAATAAAACCTACAGCTACTACATCTAGTACAGCTGGACAATCAGTAACAATTGAAGGAGGAAGTAGTGCAGGAGCAGCTTCTGGGCATTTATATTTAAAAGGAGGTACAGCATCAGGAAATGGAGCAGGTGGAAATGTAATAATAAGTGCAGGTAGAGACACTGCAGGAGCTGCTGATGGTTCAATACAATTAAAAACTTATTCAGGAAGTTCAGAAATTGCTGGTCTAACAGTTGAAAGAGAAGGTCAAAATGTAACAGTAGATTCAGGAAATTTAGTTATTACGCAAGCACTTAAAGGTATTGTACATACCGGAAAAGGAACAGTTACACAAGCAACAAATCATACAACAGGAGTTACAATT